GAGTGCGACAGCCAACAGCTATGTGACGTTGGCCGAAGCCGACGCTTATTTTGAAACCGTTCCAAGCAGTACGAACTGGGACGACAAGACAGATGACGCCAAGAATCGTGCATTGATCTCAGCTACCCGTTGGATCGATACGTTGAATTTTTACGGTGATCGTTGCGATCAAAGCCAAGCACTGAGCTGGCCTCGCAATAATTATCACGTGGATCGTGTCGAGCTGGTTTGCTCCGCAATTCCAAACGACATCAAATATGCAACGTATGAACTGGCTAATGCGTTGGCGAATGACACGGATTCGATCACGGGAACGACGGGCGACACGGGTTTATACGAATCGGTCAAGCTTGGAGAGATGGAAGTTAAGTACAACACTTCAAGCCAGGCTACGGGAACAGTCAACAATGTGTTCGATGTTTATCCTTGGCTCCAGTCTTACCTTGGCGCTTATTGCCTTGGTGGCAGTGGGAGCTATCAGGTCCGTACTGTGAGGGGTTGAGATGGCAGGCGCACTCGACAGTTTGTTTAAAAACGTCGCCAAGTCGGTGGTCAAGGATCTTGGCACGTCACTTGATACGTCAATCACTTACACCCGCAAAGCATCTCCGACCTACAACACCAGCACTGGAGCGTTGACGACGACGGATACGAGTTATTCAATCAAGGTGCCGGTTGAATTTATTGACTCGGACCGGGATGAAAACAGAGAAGAGCGTCAAGCAAGGGTTTATGTAACGCCTGACTTAATCGGTGATAACCAACCAACAACAGAGGACACGATAACGTTGACCTATGCGGGTTCTAGTCGAGTTACTCAGGTTGTTGACATTAGAACTTATCGCGGCGGGCAGGAGTATTTATACATTGTAGGAGTTAGGTTCTAATGGCTAAAAAATCTGTTTTTAGCGATTTTGAAAACAAGTTCTACGAAGATTTTGATCGCTTCGTAAAATTTACAGTGCAAGAGTTGTCTACTGATTTTAATGCTGGTGGCGTAAGTCCAGTCTATACAGGTTATTTTGGATCAAGCTGGACAGCAGCGCAAAGCGGCTATGTCAGAAAAGAGGATCCAAAAGAAAGTCAAAAAAACAGACAAACAAAGCAGCCGTGGAGAGACGCTTGGGAAAGCCGTGGGGCTATACCTGGAAGAATTGATGAGCGTTTTTTAGATAGCGTTATGAAGAGGCAGTTTGATTTCAGAAAGACTGTGAGAATTGGCAATAGAACTAGCTATGCGGCATTCGCGATGCAAAAAGGACAAGTAGCGTTTTTTGTGCAGGGAGACTTGCGCAAACTGGTAGACAGGTACTTTGGTGATCGAAGGGATATGGCTGATCTTCGGGTTGGTGATCGTCCAGTTGTTACGCGCCCCTACGATAAGTACGGCATTGGGACAGCACCTGGAACAGTGCGTTCAACTCCAATCATGCGAGGGAGGCAAGAATCATGACGCTAGTCAACGCTAGGGCTGCTTTTGAAAAAGCTGTTACTGACGCAGTTGCAGCCGTGGATAACACGGTGTTGATGGTTTACGACAATGTTGCCTATACGACGCCGGGCAAAACCAAAAAATACATTTTGATGCGGATTGACTTTGTGCAATCAACGCTTCAAACGCATGGAGCCGCGTCAGATTACTACAGCGGAGTAATTCAGTGCAACGTCTACGTTCCAAGAAATGCTGGCACGTCGGTCTTGGCGACTCTGAGCGAAGCTGTGATTGATGGCCTAACTTCAGTAAACGCCTCTGGCTATGTGGATACTTTTAGTTCGTCGCCTCGGGTAAAGGATGTTAACGGCCCGACACCAATCGAACTGGACGACGTTTCTCATTATCTGGCGATTATTTCTTGCCAATTCACTGCTATTGCATAGTATAGTGCGGTAAGTAAAACTCTTTTGTATGCGTGCTTCCGAGTTGCTGCGGAACAAATTTGGCGTTAGCCAGCTTTACAAGCATGTTGTTGAGGACAACGGCGAAGCAGTGCTGGAGGTTTACTGGCATCCGTTGACGATTGCGGAACGTGAATCGATCCAGAAAAAAGCTGACGCTGACGACGCAAACGATTTTGCGTTGAGCATGATGATCCAAAAAGCGCTGGATGCTGACGGCAAACGTTTGTTTCAGGACGGCGAAAAAGCAGTTTTGAAGAACGCTGTTGAGGCTTCGGTGCTACAGGAGATTCAGCTGGCGATGCTTGCTTCTGGAGCGGAAAGCAAGGTGGAGGAAGCGAAAGCAGACCTAAAAAGCTGATAATGAATGGCTTTTCATGTTTTTTCTGGCCAAAGAGCTGGGAATGACGCTGGCGCAGCTAACAGTTCATCTGACACAAGAAGAGCTGGTTGGCTGGGCTGCTTTTTATGAGTTAAAGGCAGATGAAGAACAGCGGACTATGGATCGTGCCAAGACTGGTAAAAGGGCGCAGACAATGAGGGGGCGGTAGACTGGGGCGTAGGGTTCTGCGTTCCAGCCTGTGGCCAACTACAACGTAGATATTGACGTTGCAGTCAGAGGCTACAACCGTGTCGAACAAACCCTTAAAAAGGTTGATCGGTTAATTGGAACGCCAAGGACGCTAGAAATAAGTCCGTTTATAAATGTAAGAAAATTTCAGCGGCAACAGCAAAAAATTATCAGGGAAGCGCGTCGTGCTGGCGTTGAAGCAGCTGTTGCATTTCAGGAAGCGTTTGAGCGTGAAGCAAGAATTGCTAGGCAAGTTGCTGGTGCGGGCAGTCGAATGTTGCCTGCCGGTGCAGGTCCGATTGCCCTGCTTCCTGCTACGGCTGTTGGTCAATTTCAGAGAGCTGCGGCTGCTGCTAGAAAAATTGATGAATCATTTGCAAATGCAAAGCGTTCTATAGATTCAATTACAAACAGGTTGGCACTGCCGCCCGGTAGCGGAGGTATTGCAGGGTTGTTGCCACCTGCCGGTGGAGCCGGCGGCGGCGGTGGAGCGATAGTTCCTTCCGGTGCAGGCGAGTTTCCGTTCCGTGGAGGAAGAGGAGGTTTCAGGTTTGCGCCTGACATGACTCTTGGAAGAGGCAGAGGTTTGTTCTCTCGCATTGATGAGAGTCGTCGATCAGCAGCATTGACAGGCGGTGCGTTTCCATTGCTCTTTGGTGGTGGATTCGGTCAAGCAGCTGGTGGAGCAATCGGTGGTCTTTTCAGTGGCAAGTTGTTTGGTGGGCTAACAGTCGCCTTGCAAGTTGCTGGCATGGCTGTTGATTCAATGGTCAATAGCACGCTTGCTTTTGGCTCCAGCCTTGGGGAAACAGATACAGCGCTTCAGTCAATGACTGAGCGATCTCTGTTTTCAACAAAAGCAACACAAGAGCGTGCAGAGGAGCTTCAGGCTCTTGGCAAAACTGAAGAGCTAGCGAAACTGTTGACGGCAGAGCTGGCATCAACCATTGGCACGGAAGGCGTCAAGGCTTTCAAGGATTTAGGTGACGAATCGAGTGAATTCAATACATTGGTCAACAAGTTATTCGTCTCACTTCAGGCTTTAGTTGCTGGACCGCTAGCAGGATTTCTTTCCCTAGTTAATTCCGTGCTAGGGCGAGACGTTAGCGAGCAAACTGTTCGCACCCTGAAGGGAAGTCTTCAGACGCCTGAAGGCGTAGCTGCATTTGAGGAGAGAGTTAAAGAAATAGCCGGTACTGAAACGAGAACAATAATTCGAGGCCAAGGCGTAACAGAAACAGAAACAGTAACCAAAGACCTTAATTTAGATCAGATTTCTCAGCTGCTGGGAGAGCTTCAAGAAGGGAAGTTTGGTGCGACTGATTTGCTTGCCAACAGAATTGACCCAAGTAAGCCGGATGTCAAAAAGCCAAGAGGAAGAGCAGCGCGTAGAAGCAGGATTCCTGAGCTGAATGCAGAACTTGAAAAATTAAATCAGTTACTTGGCCTAGAAGAGCAAATAAATAGACTCAAGCTTGCTGACGATGAGCGCGAAGTTATTCGCCTGCAAGGCCAGGCAAGAATGCTTGATTTTGCTGTACGAATGGCAGCGCTGGAAACCTCCAAAGCGCCTGAAGCCGAGAAAGAGATTGAAAGGCAAATAATACAGCTTGAGTTGGATCGTCAACGACTAGAGAATGCTTTTCGTTTGGATGCGTTTGACAAGAAAGCTGCCGAAAAAGCGGCCAAAAAGCTTGAGCTTTTCAATGAAGAAGTAGAAAGCTTAGACGCTCAGTTAGCTATTGCATCAGCAGTAACTAGAGAGGAAGAAGAGCAGGCTCGTCTTCAGGAAATCCTGTTAAAGCTCAGGACAAGTAATAAAGAAATGACAGATGAACAGTTGCAGGTCTTGGAGCAAAAAACACGCGCACTGTTCGCTTTGCAGAATAAAGGGCCGTTGCAAACATTTATTGATGATTCGACTCGTCAGCTAACTGATCTGGAAGAGCACGCAGTGCAAGTCTCTCAAAGCATTGGCAACGCGATCGGCAATTCGTTGACCAATGGGTTGGCAAATTTAATCACTGGTGCTGAAAGTGCTGAAGAGGTCTTTGTAAATATGCTGAGAAGCATTGCTGACGCTTTGGCCGAGCAGGCCACGCAGATGATTTCGACATATATCGCGATTGGCATCGCCCGTATATTTGCTGGGATAAGCGGTGGTGGAGGCAATGAAACAGTCCCGCCAACAACGCTCCCTGGCGCGTCTGTTCAAACTGGCCCTGGGTTGAATATCAATGGCGTTGATCAATTCATAGCTCCGCCAGCTATGGCTTCCGCAGGTGGGTATTTCGGTGGCCCAACTCGTGCTGTTGTTGGTGAAGGCGGTGAGCCGGAGTACGTCATACCTCAGTCAAAAATGCGTGAAAGCATGGCGCGGTACTCGCGTGGCGCTCGCGGTTCTGCTGTTATCCCGGACTCTGGGGCATCTGGAACGTCAGGCGAAGGTGGCGGAACAGCTGTTGCCGCACCAATCGACGTTCGTTTCAACGTAGAGCGGATCAACAATGTCGATTACGTTACGGCTGAGGAGTTCCAGATCGGAATGCAGAAGGCTGCATCGCAGGGCGCACAACGCGGTCAGCAACTAGCGTTGACTCGTCTGCAGCAATCACCGAATACTCGTAGGAGGCTTGGCCTGTGACCACGATTGCAGTCGGCAACTACCTGAAGCTGTCGAACAAGGCTCAGACCGTCGTCTACCGCTTTCAGAATTTTCATATCGGCCAGAACGCTACATACGACGGGTTTACCTGGAGTTTTCTGCCGTTTGGATTTTCTGGCGTCAGCGTCAACCGAAACGGCGACAACACATCAGCAACCTTGGCATTCCCCAATAATCAGCTGAGCAGGGCTTGGGGCGTAGACGCAGTTGATCAACGCTGGCTTGCGAACGTGTTGGTGATGAGCCTTGATCCTGACGATCGCACCACTGGAACGGTGATGCACCAATACTTTGGTCAGGTTGCTGCTGGCAACTGGGACGAGACCAGTTTGCAGCTTGATCTGAACACGATCTTGGATGCTGTCGGTTCTGACGTGCCAATGCGTCGTTTGACGCAGAGCCTGATTGGCAACATCCCGGTCAGCAGCAATGTCCGACTGTCTTGATCTAATCGGGTTGCGCTACAAGCTTGGCGCTGACGGAAGCAACGGCGAAATCGACTGCATCCATCTTGTCTATGAAGTACTGAGGCGTTGCGACATACCGACGCCAGCGTTTAATCATGACTGGTACGAAGCCAGTACAACCAAGGTTTGCCGTGACCTACTGCGCTGGGGTTACCGAATAGATCAGCCTGCGTATGATGGAGACG